TCTCTGTCACCACCGCTAATATCTGGTGAATTATGACCTCCAGCTTGTCTAAGTAAAGTATTCAAATCTTCTTCACCAAAAGGCATCCCATTTTGATTCATTAATGGATTGCTGTTGGAAATCCTAACTGGATAAGACGTTCCTTTTAACTCATCATTAATATAATTTGGATCATTTACTTTGTAACCAACTGTATTTTGGAATCTTTCCATTGCTGCTTGTGGTGTTCCAACATGAGTGCCAACAGCATCAAAAGGTGCAATAGCATACTTTCCAGAATCTAATGTTGTGTAATCACCGCCAGCTCTTGAAAAATGAACCGCATCTTCTGGGAACATACCCGGAGCATTAGCTCTGTCTATATAGGTATTATTTGCTGGCAGTCCTAGCCCACCTTGCTCAACTGGTAGCGCAGCGTTTCTCTGTGCTGTGTCATGCAGTATCTCGAACTCCGTCTTAGGTCGCTGCATCATTGCACCGCCTACATTATCTGGCACACTCATAGCCCGACCATCGCCTAGCAATTCCTCAAAGTAGTCATTAAGGTATGACGTTCCATCAGGAGACGGATAATGTGATTCTCTTAAATCAAATACTTCAGATAGAAAGTTACCTTTATCTCCACGACCTTTTGAATAGCCTAAAATCCCATCATATCCTTTTTGCCTTGCAGAATTTCCAATAACTGCCTCTTGTAAAGCATATCTCAACTGGTTGCCTTGATTAGAATTTTGCACAATATTCCATGCGCTATCTGATATCTCTGGCGCATAATCCTCTAAAAACTTATATGCAACTTCTTCTTTCATGTGTCTTGGCGCAGATGCCGCACTTCTGGCTTCCTCTGTCATTTTATTAAACATATCATTGCCAAATAATTGTTTGTATGCCGCCTCTGGAGCTTTCCCACCTGTTGCACCTTTAACAAATAATGGATTTTTATATAGAGTTTCACCAGATATTTTCTGGTTACCACCATAAGGATTTCCTGTTGCTAAAGTTCCTTTGTTTTTGTAATGTTTTACATTTGGATTTCCTTCAGGCAAATAAAATACACCATTACGCACAGATTCCGCTAGTTCTTGCTCAGGTTTTTGAAACCTAACTAAATTCATTTTTAATCCATCAGGTGTTATTTCAGCACCTTTAGTACCTTTAACAGCACTTATAAAATCACTTGAATTTGGCAAAGTTACTGGCATATTAATTTTATTTGCTACTTCAGGAGAAACAATATTCATTCTAGGGTCAATCACATTCCTACCCAGCACTCCAGTACCAGTCTCGATCTGTCTAGCGCCCTCTCTCAGTGCAGCCTTACCTAACGCCTTGCCGACAGGAATCATTGCACCAGACACGCCAGCAAGGTCAAGCACTCTAGGGTCTACCTTAGCAGTCTGTAGTGACGCGCCTCTGATAGGTGGTGTGCCATAGCTCATGTCATTTACAAGGCTTTGCGCTCCCTTCAACCCGGACAGGTCAGCAAAACTCATTCCTCCCAGCAACGGTATGCTCTCAGGTAGCTTGTCTCGATCAGCAAACTCCGATACCGGAGCAAGTAAGTCAGCTACACCACCTAGAAGCCTGTTCCGTGATGTATTCCTAATCTCGCCCTGATACGCAAGAGCTTTGGCTAGTTCTTTAGCGGAGGGCATTTTTTCTAGCCATCATTCTAGCTCTAGCTTGTTCTGCAAAGGTATCCAGTGACGGGTCTACTGCTGGTGCGCCAGTTAATCTAGCTTTAGCCTGTTCACCGTATGCGTCCATTGCTTGATATACAGGGTTAGTTGCAGATAGAGCAGCAGACTGCTGTGGCGTAATCTCAACGCCATTGACCGTTTCACGCAACAAAGTACGCTTTGGCGTATAGGTCTGTAGTCCAGCAGCTAGTTGTGATGGACTAGGCATTAGGCTGAGAATATACCTACAGCCATGACCTCAACACCTGCTCCTGTCGTAATCTTCCATGCGCCAGTAGTAGATGCAGCGTTGATCTCTACGTTATAGACATTGATACCTGTGCCGGGTGATGCTGGGACGATGGTATGGGTCAATATGCCTACTCCTGTTCCATCTACTAGCACTACATTGCCTGTAGCGGCGGTAGTGACTGTACAGATGATTCTATGCAGATAGTCACCTGCTGCACCTGTGCCGCCTAGAGCTTGTGCTGACTGACTTGCTGCAACGTGTTCGTATTGATATCTGAAGGGTGATTGTATGCTCATATTCTGCCTCTCTTAGGTTGATTTGCTTGCGCCCACACATCGTTAAGTGTTGCTGTGTTTTGCTCTCCTACCATCAGCGGTTTAGCTGCATCAGGCTGTCTGACTCGCGGCTCTGACCGCCAAGCGATTGATAACATTCGGAAAGCGTCTGCCGGATGACTACACCAGTCATGTCGTGGTGTCTGCCGAAACGCCTTCTTGTCCTCATCGTACTCTCTTTGGTACTGACGTAAAGCCTCAATACCTTCATTGCATCGCTCTGTGTCAAACCAGCACTGCGGCAGCACCTTTCTTACGGCTTGTATACCGTCTTGTACACTTAGATCAGGCACGATAGCCAAACTATTAATACCGAAATGCACCGCCAGTTGCTCGATTACTGACTTACCAGCAGCCGCCAGCGTCTTAGCTCTAGCATCATGCGGTAAATGGTGCTTACCGAAATTATACGGTCTTGCTAGGATATTTGCAGCAATTTCATCAATATTAGCACCCGAAACCGAGTAAAAGTCGATTATATGCACTTCATCTCTGATTACCTGATAAAACCAGACAGCCGTATCATCCCGATATCCTAAGTCCCAAGCCGTGTGAGTTGGCACATTATTGTCATAGTTAACTTTGGTGACGCGCCCTTGCTCTGTAGCCTCTCGCATCTCTGTACCGTAGTAAGCGCCCAGTATTGCAGCCTCGAAGCTACATTCATACTCTTGCATATACTGGTCAGGTGACAGTTGAGCTTTAGCAGCCGATAGCTCCCCATCTGGGAGTAGCTTGCTTACTGATGCTGGTAGGTTAAGGCAAAACCACTCGCTAGGTATTCTCTGAGCAGTAGAGTAGATAGTCCAAAAGGCATTCTTACCCTTTGGAGTTGATGCAAAGACGCACCATCCTTGTTTGTCTGATAGAGCAGGTCGTAGGATATTGCCAAATACACTAGGCTTAAAATCTGCATATTCGTCCAGAAAAAGCCCATCAAATCCCAAACCTCTCATGGCATCCGCGTTATCGGCCCCAAATAGCCTTATCCTAGCTCCATTGACTAGGTCTACATATAGGTCAGACTCATTGACTGATGCGAGTATTGGTCGTGCGTAATGTTTCAAATATTCCCATGCCACTGACTTAGCCTGACTGCGGTAGGGAGCTATGTAGGCAAATAGGGGCATAGGAGATGCACAGAGGGCCGCTGCTCGTATCAAGTCATTGATAGCTGCTACGGTCTTACCTGCGCGTCTGTGAGCTACTAGACAGGCCCAGCGTTCCGTCCTCTCATGGAACGGCATGAAAGCCAGCCGGGGCTGGTAGTCCATTTCTATTTCGGTGCTTTCCATTTAATAGTCACCTGTACTGGCCCATCATTCTTGCCTGTGAGTTCTGTGCGGCTCAATTTTGGTACATGGTACTCAATCATGTCGGTATAGCATCTGAAAGCCATCAGTGGCCCATTCTCTGCTGCAATCGCGTCTAGCCATTGCTGTACTCGATGTGCATTCCCGTCTACAAAACGAGCTATGGCCTCTCTAGCGTTGCTTGTAGACTTGTTAACGACCCCTTTAGGTCTGCCCGGCCCTGCTCCTTGTATCTTGTGTTTTTTTATTGCCATCATATATCTCGCTTTTCGTTCAGTCTAATTGCTGGTAGCTTTGCCGCTTCTATTACATCTTCCATATACTTTAGAGCGTCAAGCCTTGTCATACCTTGAATGATTGCCGGGAAGCTACTTACTGGCGTTCCCGTTCCATCGCAGACTATCTCATGAATCTGATAGCCGTTATGTGTCTTGACCATGCGTATCATGCTAGGAATTTCAGCTTGTAGATGGTGCTGTCGATTAGTTGTGCTATCTCATCTATTATATTCTGTAGCTCTGAGTCTTGCGGCAGTCTTTTTCTTTCATCTTCAACATACTTACTTAGGCTTGTTAGATACTTTAGTGGTGGTGTCGGCAGTAAGTAATACTTCTCATAGTCATCGATGATGCCGTAGCAGCCTTGATATGCCTCTACGAATGAGTCTACTAGCTCTTCTACTTCCGTGTAGTAAGCGCCTAGAGCAACGTGTTCGCTGTAGCTTTTGGTCTGGAAGTGCAGTATGTGAGCATTAGTTACTGAATGTAGTAGTGTT